GTTGCTGATGCGGTCGTCGTGGTCGCCCTTGACGACCTCCACGCCGATGCCGTCCCCGGCCTTGGTGACCACCGATGCGCCTGCGCGGAACGCGCCGACAAGGACGGTGCCCTGGGCGACCGCCGTGGTGACCACGGTGTTCAGGCCCCAGAGGCCCGGCTGCTGGGCCATGTTGCCGTTGCCGTACGGCCCGTAGAAGTAGCCGCCGCCGTAGTACTGGTCGTTGCCGTCCTTGGCCAGGCGCAGCGTCTGGTAGTCGGCGGGGTTGATGACGATGGCGTCCGCGTCGTAGTTCGTGGCGCTCTTCACGTTGGTCATGGCGATGAAGATGTCGTCGGCTGCGAGTGCAGAGCCTGCGGGGGCCAGGGTCTGGATGCCGCTGGTGCCCAGCAGGGTGGTCGCCAGGTAGTCCTCCACGGCCTTGTCAAGCTCGAACAGGCCGCGGTTGTCGATGGAGGACGCCAGGAAGGCATTGTCCTCGATGAGCTCGTCGGTCTCGTAGTACCAGCCTGCGATCTTCTGCAGGCTCACCGTCGCGGGCTCGTAGGGGATGTGGAACTGCGGCTTGACGGCGGTGCCTGCGGTCGGGCCGTCCTCGGCCACGGGTGCCGGAGCGCCCTCGGTGGCGCCCATGACGAAGTACTTCAGGGCCGTGCCGCTGATGGTCTCTGCGCCGAACAGGCCGCGCAGCTTCAGATCGCGCGGGATGTCAACGACGCGCTGGTCCAGGACCTCGATGGGGACGCTCATGTGGACGTCGGTCGCGGCCTTGAAGCCCATCTTGCCGGCGCCCTTGGCTGCGCCTGCCTTCATGGGGGCGAAGTCGATGCCCTTGGCGAACTCGCCCAGGCTCTTGGGCTGCTCTGGGGCCTTGGCGGTTGCGGTGCCGAGGCTCTTCACCAGCTCGTTGGCCATCTCTGCGGCCTCGATGCGGGCCTGGATGGACTTGGCGTCCTCGATGGCCTCTGCGAGCTCGTCTGCGGCCTGCTCGTTGCCGCCCTCGACCTCCAGCTTCAGGTCGCCGATGATCTCGACCTTGCCTGCCAGTTGCTCTTTCAGGTTCATGTCTTTCTCCTTCTAGTTCAGGAATCTGTCTGCTTCGTCCAGCAACGCCTTCACGTCCGCGTCGCTCCGCTTCGGCTCCTCCGCGTTGGCACATGGCTCCTCCGCGTTGGCCTTGGCTGGCTCGTCGGCTGGTGCTGCATCGGCCAGAAGGCCGTTGACGATTGATTGGGCCTCGGCGCACTCCCCGGTTATGTCCTGGAGCTTGTCGAGTAGCTCGCGAAGCGACTGCTCGTCCTTCGCGCTGTTGCGCCTGCCCGCCTTGGCGGACTTCACGTCCACCACCTCGGCGTGCTGGTTGGCGGGAATCTGCACCAGGCTGACCTCGTAGAGGGTCAGCTCGCGCAGCTCGTTGGCCTTGCGCCCGTCCTCCAGGGTGACCTCCCCGAAGTCGGTGCAGTCGAACGCGAAGCTGAACTGGTACAGGCGGCCCTCCTTGACGAGCTTGCGCACGTACTGGGCCTTCTCGTTCTCGGCGTCGAACTCGGCCTCGATGAGAAGGCCGCGCTCGTCCTCCACGGCGGACACGACGCGCCCGATGTTGTAGGCGGGGTCGTCGGTGCTGTGGCCGTAGAGCAGCGGGATGTACACGCCATCGGCGCGCTTCTCGTCCCACTCCTCCAGCGTCTTGGCGAACGCGCCCTTGGCGATCACGTCGCCGTAGCTGTCAGGGTCGCGGTCGAAGGTTGACGCATAGCCGGTGACGGTTCCCCCGTCCACCATCGCGGCGTCTCGTGCGTCCTTGAATTGCGCCATGCTGTCTCCTTTCGGGTCGAAGAAAAAGCCGCCCTCTCGGCGGCTCTCATGGCTTCTGGCGTATGTTTCCGTATGCGTTACGGGATGGTTATCTCCACCTGACACTGGCAGTTGGCTATGTCCGCCACGTCGAGGGCGTCGGCGTCGCCTGGCCACTCCGCGCCGTTGCTGAAATCGCTGTCGTAGGGGACGGTCTCGCCGTCCATGGCCGCATGAGACGGCCTCGGGTTGCCCGACGTGACCACCCACGTCTTGGTGACGCCCTGGCCGTCGGTGCACTGGCGCACGGCCTCCAGAGCGGACCATCCCGCCACCGCCGTGGCGAACGCCGTGCCTGCGGTCTCTGAGCGGTCGGCCTCGGCCAGCTCGAAAACGCCCTCGTATGTGGCGCGCTCGGCGTCCTCGCCGCCCTCCCAGTCGTCAACCTCCAGCAGCTCGCGCAGCGTGGCGTTGTTCACCCACCTGGCGCGGGAATCGCTCATGGCCCTGATGTACGCCTCCGTGCGCTCCACGCTGTAGGAGTCCTCGACGTCGAGGGACGCCAGCGTGCGCTGCGCCTGCCTGCCCGATTGCCTCAGTGCGACGGGAAAAAGGTCGTCGGACAGCTCGCGGTCCCACCGCTCTGCGTCCCACCATTCCTCGTCCTTGGCTCCCAGCTTCGGCAGCACGGATGCTGCCTGGCGCTTGAAGAAGGCGCGGAAGACGTCGGCCATCTCCTCGGATTCCTCGTCTTCCGGCGCGGCCTTGTGGCTCTTCGGCGCGTCGGCGTGCGCCTTGCAGCAGGGCTCCGCCCCGTAGCGGACCACCGTGGGGTCTGTGTCGTAGGGGCTCGCGAGCCCTCCCGTTAGCACGTTCATCGGGACAACCAGCTCGTCCCCGCCGTCGATGGCGGGAAGGTCGAGCCTGGCCCTCGCCTCGTTGCGCGTGAGGATAGGCGCGCCCGTTGCCGTCTGCATGGCCTGGACCTGCTCTTCGAAGCTGCCGGCCGTCTTTATCGTTATGTCGTACGCTATGTAGTGGCTCGGCTGCTCGTCCACCATCGGAAGGAGGAACTGGTTGAGCCTGTCGCACACCTGCATCAGCATCGGGGCCAGCGTCTCGTTGTAGAGCGCCCTGGCGTTGTCCTTGGCGGATGCGTAGGTCTGCCCGCTGCCGGGCCAGATGAGCGCGGGGTTCACGTGGTAGACGCCCGCGACGTCCTCGCGGCCCAGCTTCTTGGCCATGTCCCATTGCGCGTCGCGGGAGTTGAACTGCACCTGCGCGATCTCCATGCCGTCCTCCAGGATGGGCATCCCGCCGCCCTCGGCGGCCATGTCGCCAGCCCACGAGTTGCGGAAGGTGTCGCGGAAGCGGTTGAAGGACGCATCGTCCCATTTCTCCACGTCCTTCGGGCGCTTCACGTACGCGTTGAATCGCCCGCCGCGCTGCCACATCTGCCTGCGGAAGCGGTTGGACTCGACCTGCTCGTAGAGCATGTCCTTCAGCGACTCGACGGGTGACGCGGCCCTCATGGGGTCGGTCGGGTCGTAGCCGTGGAAGACGATGCAGCTCTTCGCAGGCACCTCCAGCGGCCTGCTCATGCCCGAATGCGAGAGGTAAAGGTAGTCGGGATGGTAGACCGTGCCGCCGTAGTATCCGATGAGCCACGTCGCGGGGACGTGGCGGAGCTGCCATCCGCTCTGGCTGTAGTCGGGAAGCACCAGGCACACGGCCCGCCCGTACAGGTACAGGTCGGAGTAAATCGCCCTCTTCAGCTCGAACGGCGTGGAGTCCTCGTTGGGCCTCTGCATGAGAAGCGCGGCGGGGGAGTCCAGCACCCTCGGCCTGTCGTCGTTTGACACGCGGTCATGGACTTTGAGCGGCACCTGCGCCGCGTTGTCGGCCAGGTAGCTGACCACGGCCCGCAGGTTCGGCTGCGTGCGGTACAGCTTCGCCGTGTCGTAGTTGGCGACGGCGACGCCGTAGTACGCGCTGTTGTAGTACCAGCGCGGGCTCCAGCGCCGCGCCAGCTTGTCGATGATTCCCATCAAACCGTCCTAACTCCGTGCTCCATGTACGCGCTGCGGTACGTTTTGCTCTCCGTCCTTCCCGTGGATGCCAGCCCGTAGGCCATCGTGAGCGCCACCAGAGGCGATATGTCGGCCTCGCTGGCGCGCCTGTCCCACGCCCACGCGGAGTCGCCCATTGGGCGCGTCTGCGCCACCTGCGCCGCGTAGTCAAGCGCGGGCTGGGATATGTGGTGCAGGGGAACCGCGTCCCCCTCTTCCGCGCACACAGCGTCGTAGAACCGGCCGCACCATGCGCCCACGTCGCGCCCCTCGCAAAGCACCAGCTCCACGTTTGGGATGGCCCTCAGCTCGTCTATGTGGGACGAGACGGCGGCGCCTCTGCCCTGCAGGGCGACCTTCATCGGCCTGCCGTCCATCGCCAGCATCCTCAGCAGCCAGTCGAAGCCCGTGCGGTACGCCTCGACCTCGCCGTGCCAGTGGCCGTCATCGCGCCTGCCGACGAAGGCCAGCGCGGTCTTGGTCCTGTCGGCGCTCATGTCCACGCCCCACAGCAGCTCGGCACCCTCGGCCTCGCATGACTTCGGGTCGATGCCGCCCTCCCAGGCCCCTTCGGGGAACGGGGAGCGTGCCACGGACTCGACCCACTGGCAAAGGCACTCGGTGCGGAATACGGGCTCGGGGTCGGTCTTCAGCGCGGAGCGTATCGCGCGCTCGCCCATGAAGCCGTACCCTAGCGAGGGGTTGGCCTCGGCCCATCCATCGCGGTCGCCCAGGTCGCATCCCGGGCGCGCGCTCCACTCGAACACGGCAAGGCTGTCATCGACCTCCACGGGCTGCTCGTCGTCTGTCTCCGGTGATGGCATCGCGTCGAGCACCTTGGCGGCTATTCCGTCGGGGTCCCCGAGGTCCACGTGGGCCGTCATCCTCAGATGCCGCAGCACCTCGGAGGATGCGTCCCCGGCATTCGAGAAGGCCCACAGCATGGCGTTCGGCCGCGCCATCATCGTCTTGGATACCGCGCCCCAGCCGTCCCAGTTGCGCTGCTCGCGCAGCTCGTCCATTATCACCAGGTCGGAACGCTTGCCGCGCGCGCCGTTGCGCGTGGCCGCCACGATCTTGTACTTCTCCCCGCTGTCGAGCTCCAGCGACTTGCCGCCGTTGACCCTCCGCACGCGCTCGATGCGCTGCGCCAGGTCGGGGATGCCCTCGGCGCGGTTTATCGCCGCGTCCCAGACCTCCTCGGCGGTGTCGAGGTTCTGCGCGGTTCCCAGCACCAGCTCGGAGTCGAGCACGTACAGGAAGAACAGCGCCAGAAGCTCGGCGAACAGGCTCTTGCCGTTCTGGCGCGCGATCAGCACCACCACGGTGCGGAAGCGGAACGCCCATCCGGTGTCGAAGTCGCCGACGATCTCCAGGCCGTGGATGGCCAGCCACCGCTGCCAGGGAACCAGCTCCATGTGGCACACCTCGGCGCACCACTCGCAGAACGCGAAGCCCAGCGAGGTTTCCTCGGTGAGCTCGCGCAAAGGCTCGGTGAAGATGCGCGGCTCGGTCCTGCCCCTAAGCATCGGCGGCCCGCTTCATCGTCTTTGCGAATCGCTCGAACTTGACCACGCTCGCGGAGCGCGATGCGTCGCCCTTGGCGGCCTCGCGGTACTCGGAGAGCGCGCGGAGGTACGTGCGCATCAGGTCGTGGTATCCGTCGAAGGCCGCGTTCTTGCGGCGGACGGTGTTCCCGTCCTGCTTCACCACGTCCACCCACACGTCCTGCCCTTCGAGGGCCCTGCGCGTCTCGATCAGCTTGCCGCGCATGAATGTGAGGCTGTTTTCGAGCTCTTCGGTGTTCGAGTCCATTCCAGCCTCCTAAAAGTCGATTTTTCCAGGGGAGGGTTCCTGAT